ACGGCCTCCACATTTAATGTGGTCGGAAGGTGTGCCAGCTGGGGTTAGTTCTCTAATCCAAGATTATCTTGGGTCGGAAACTAACATCGGGGCTTTAAGCCTCGAGGATAAAATTCATACCCGTTCCCTTGCCTTTCTAAAAGGCAAAGGGACGGTTCCCTTCTCTCAGATTAGATCTGCGAGAGGAAGAAGGGAGCTACTTGAAAAGTCGCAACCTTGGTGCGAACTTCCAAAGGATATCCTATGGAAGCTTGCTGGGTTGAGGAAACCTGAGGTTCTCAGGCTTTCCCAAACCTGGCTCGGGATAGAAGATTCTCTTCTTCTTTCGACACCGGAGTTACTTTGTGACCCCGATTCATTGGTCTTTCCCCATAAAATATGGAGATGGCTAATGTGCACTGGTGCGCACCATAATGGTGCAAGCCATGCAATAAAATCTTTCAAAGGTTTTGTAAACCTTTTAAAGTGCATAGTCTTGAGGAGTGAACTCCCAAGACCTGAAATAGACCATAGGTTCCCACTTGTTAAACAAGATGGAAGCCTATCCACGCGTTGGTTCACCGGCGCGTGGATTTGGCTTGCTGATGCCATTGACAACGGCATCAGATCAAAGTCAATTGGTACACGGTTTTCACATCTTGTGTCAACCCGTGGCGTACCAGCTCCAACTAAGTTCGAGTTAGTGGATGGCGCCAATGAGCATGGCGAGATTATTACTGGATTCGATCCAGTAGTTCCCGAGCTACTTCAAAGGCGAACAGCTTATGGTACGATTATCGGCCGTATCTGTGCGAGTCGCCGCCCAGAGGGCGAAAACTCAAGTGGCCACCTTTCGCTGAGTAACTCAGCGTGTAAGGAATTCAGTCGCCGTAAGGGCGGCCGAGGCCAGTATGTCGGAGGGCTATTTATAAAATGGCTCCGAGAAATCTCTAGCGAAAATGTCGAGGGCATTACCCATTTTGGGCAACGCTATTGGCTTATCGCCGGAAGACCGAGATGGCACACAATGTGCCACCTTGAAGAAGTTACGAGGCCAGATATTCTGGCCTCAGATGACTTTGATCCGGATGCGGAACTTGACATCTTTGATGCCAAGTATACAAATCCGGTGGCTGGGCTGGGAAAGAATCTCGGCCATCAGCTTCTCCAGTGGGCCATCGAAGAGGGCCTACGAACCGGAGGTCTCATAGGGACCAAGTACCTTGGTCCCGGTGGGATTGGCGGATCGCTAAAGCTGGGTAACCCAGCAGCAATTCGGGTAACTGCAATTGGCGAACCCGGACTTAAAGTCCGAACGGTAACTGCAGGGGAGGCATGGGTAACCTTGTTACTCTCTCCACTTGGCCATGAAATGATTTCGTGGTTAAACCATCATTGGTCAGCAGTTACTGCGACAAGTGGTGGCGCGCCAGGTTATGAGGTCGTTAAACGCCTCTCATTTCGGTCCGAAATGGACCGAGACGATTACTTTTCGGTAATCGATCTGACGCAAGCGACAGAATATCTGTCGAAGGAATATACAAACGGCCTTTTAAAGGGGTTTGTACATGGTTATCTAGGTAACCTAGATAACTTCCGAAGCTTATGTATCGACTTGCTTACAGCAAGTAGATTCATTGAGAGTTGTGACCTCCCGGGATTTTATGAGTACCGGGGAGTCAAGACTCGCAGGGGTGTCCTTATGGGCGACCCAGGCGCTCGGGCTGCGCTTCTTACCACAGTTTTGGCAGCTGAGGAAGAAGCGTTCCGTCAAGTTACACTTGACGATGAATTCGCCGAACCACCGAAGGTGGCTTGGCGAATGTTTGATTGTATCGGTGATGACCAGTTTTCAATTGGCCATAAGGATTACCTTTTACTGATACATAATACCGTCAGGAAGTATTCCGGACGCATTAATGAAAAAGGCATTCTATCTAAGACAGGTGTCTTTTACGGCGAAGAATTAATTCTTCGGACCGAAAAATCCAAATTGCAGTCGAAGGTTGCGATCTGGAATCGTCCTTACGAGGAGACATTACATGTCGACTCGATAAAGGTAAAACTGCTGTCACCCGCTGAGCGGATCACAGTTTTAAGGGATGAGAAGAACCCAGCTATTGGAAAACTCAAGTTCCTTCTGAAGAAGGTTGCTTGGCTTTCCCAAGAGCTGGGTGGCCCGAAAGGACCACTCGCCCGCCTCGTTTATCTTCGCTTTAAGCAAAGGTTCCGAGTATATGTTGATTGGGAAGACCCAATGACATATCTTCCAGAGGAAGTAGGAGGCTTAGCCTTCCCTTTCTTTGGGGATCGTCTAGAACACGAGGAAATGATGTTAAACATAGATCCTTGGGTACTAGCCGCAATGGAAGAAATTTTAAAGCCTCAAGCAGATTATCTACTTAAGACAGTTCTTTGGTCTTATAGATCATTGACAAATTTCCGTGGCATGCGTATAAACGACATGCTACGAGTACAGATTAAATCTGTATTCTCCATGGCCGTCGATTACATACTCGACGACAAAGCTCTCCAGAAACGTCTTTCAAAGACAGACGAAGAATGGGGAAGAACCAGACACGCCGCGAAAGAGAATCTTGCGCGGGGTATTGGGTTTGTCTCACTAAGTGAGGCAATACAAATCCTCCAACGCCCAACCTATTTTAAACAGGTCATGGCGTGGGAAACACAACCCCTCGAGGCCTTAAAGTCTCGAGAAGATTTGGTCTCAGTCTGTGAGTTCCTCACGGACCAGTTAGTCGATTATCGATTAACTTTCGAGGAAGCGAAAACGATTGGAGGTTTTCGCGAACTCGTGGGAACTTATAGGTCCCGTGAAACGAAATTTAATTCCGATTCATGGGCGACTCAAACCGACTCTAAGAGTCGGTATGAATCACCTATCACAATCGACGTCAAAGACGATCGAAAAGATAATGCTCCTGAACAATTTTCAACTGTTCATTGGAAAGGTCGAAGGGCCAACATTCTCAGAATGTTAGCTTGGTATTGGCCAGATAATCTGCCCAAAACCCCAAGGTCATTAAATGGCCTTCTCGCACGGTTATCGCAACCGGGAGTTCGACTGCCTGACGAGACAATTTATGTCCCGTTAAGTCGGTTTGTGGGGGTAGTTTCGTTGGAAACGCCACTACCTTTAACCACAGAAGGTTTCAATCGTGTTATACACGTAGATACCTTTGCCCCACGCGGAGCGTGGGGAAGCCGCCTCTAACCAATGTTTGGTGAAAGCAGCGTGTACGGAGACCCACCGTTCGGGTGGATATACCGTGCGCGACTCCGTCGCGCCTACCCCTCTTTCGAGAGGGAAGTAGCCAAACATAAGACCTTCTGAGGCCGTAGCACTCAAAGTCCTACGTTCGGACTACCTCCCAGCGGTAGTT